GTCATTCATTTCATTGTCGAACTTCCGCCACGTCACCAATTCGGCTGACGTGAGGTTGTTCTGGAAGATCGCGGCAAACGAGTTAAGAACCAGTTTTGCCTGATCGACGCCAACGTTAGCGCCACCAGTAGTCATGAGCAATTACTCCTTTATGAGTGGTATTATCCGTATTTGATTGGTTTGAAAAACTCTTGGCTGAAGGCGTCGAGGTCATCCGTGTCAGGTTCGACTGCGATGAACGCCCCATTGGTCCCACGAGCCTGCGCATTACGCGGAATCGGTGCTGGGGCCTTTGAAGTCTTCGGCTTGGGAGCTTCTTGTTCACTCTTACTGAAGCGAGCTTCGAGCCGACCCAGTGCGAGGGTCGCTTTCTGTGCACCACTGTTTACGATCGCAGCAGCTTCATCAGGGTGATTAGACAGGTAGTACAGAACGTCAGGACCCTTGTCCATCGACATCAAGACGGTGGAAAGATAACCAGCGTAGTTGGCATCAAGGTTGTTGAAGTTATTCAGAAGTGCTTGACCCTTTTCAACGAGGTCGGGGTACTCCTTCGTAGCCTCTTCAATTTTACTGTTCCAAGACGTGGTGAGAGCTTGTTGTTCTTGTTGAACCGCATTTCGACGTTGGGTTTCAGCCACCTCAGCGTCGACCTTCGCTCGCTCTTGTTGAAGAGTGAACCGGGTCAGGTCCCGAATATACTGCGGGTCAAATTCACCAAGGGCATAGACGGGATTACCATCTTTGTCTGTGGCGTCCGGTACAGGCTCAGACGCAGTTGCTTGAGCGACTGGATTGGCACTTACCGGATTCTTTAGTTTCTCAACCTCTGCGCGAAGTTCGGCAAGCTGACGCTCACTCTCACGCTTCAGTTCCTCACGTTGTCGTACAACCTCATCGATTCGGTCTTGGACGGTCTTCTTCTTAGGTGCTTCTTTCACCTCTTCCTGAAGCTCGGCCTCGTCCTCTTCGTCAGTTTGAGCTTCTACTTCAACTGGAGTTTCGTCAACCGGACCCTGTTCCGCCTCTACCTTGGTCGGGGTAGACTCAGCGGGCTTCTGACCAAAGAAGCCAGCACTGAAAGCGTCAAGATCGTCAGAGTTGTCGAATTGGACTTCAGTCGTAGTTTCGGTCTCACTCATAGGGAATTTGCGGTCCTTTAACCGTTGCTCTTCCGGGGTGCAGCCTTTTTCGTCCCGCCGGATGAAGCGGTAGCGGGACGGGCCGAAGCGGCTTTCATTGCAACCTCATGCTGATTAGTAGCTTGTTGAGCTTGCAAAGATAGTTTTTGGTGTTCAAGACCAAGTTTGGCATGATCCATAACGATTGAATGTTCCAGTTGGGCACGTTGGATGTCGTGCTCGTCAACCGTCTTAGCGCCCTCTAGAAGCGTTTCCAGAGCCGTGTAGTCGGCGGGGGACTCGGTACCGCGATCCTGGTTGAGGGCCGCCATACGCTTCGTCTCAGCCTCGTACGACTGGATTTCCAGCTTCTTGAAGTCGAGAGTCTTGTCCAACTTGAGCTGGGTGTTCTCTTGTTGCAGTTGTTGCAGGGCTTGCTGCATTTGCTGCACGACTTGCGGCGGGATCGGCGGGGGTCCACCGTTCTCTTTTTGCTGTTCAGGCGTCAGGAAGGACGGGTTCATCGTCTTTTGGATACGAGCAGACAGTTCATCTGCACCAGGCCAGTCTTGGGCCTTAACAACGATGTCACCGGCAATTTCCATGAGCTGGGGCCACACTTGGATGGCGTCCATCATGGCTTCAGCGGCCGCTTCCCGACGGGTCGTGTAAGACGTCCCGGTGGTGAGGGCCACATCGAACATACCGACAGACAGATCCACGGAATTAGGGTCCATCGGGTCGTTGATGCGCTGAAATTTGATCGCTTCGTCCTTGCCGATCAGGCGAATAACCCGGGTACCGTCGTAGATGATCGGAATAAGCTGATTTACAACGTCACCGGCCTCTAGAAGGGCTGCGTCCGAGTTGTCGTAGTACGTCTGGCTGGCAATGTCCCCTTCGTGTTGACGATTCATGATCGCCTTACCGGAGGTTTCATTAGACCGGATACCTAGAGACGCGTCTTGAATGCCGGAGACGTCCTTCATGTCCTGCGTATTCATCTGCACTTCTTGGAAGATGGCAGATTGAGGCGCTGGAGGCTCGATACGCTGGATATTCTGGCCAATAATGGCCTCATCATTGACAATCAGCAAAGGATCACGAGTAAGGTGAGCCTTTCGGAACGACTCTTGTCGCCCTTCGATGGCTGATTGGGTGGCCAACCATTGAGCCTTCGGGGCATAACCCAGTTGCTCAGCCGCGATAGACCGCCAGAAGTTCTTCAAGCGGCTCGGGTCCTTCATGAAACGGACCAGACCATACCGTACACGACGACCGGCGATGTTGACAATCCGCCCAGACATCCGAATGATGGGGAGGCGGTTCAATTTGTACTCGTACGGGCCGGCCAGAATGCACCAACCAGTGCAGTAGTGCATCTGAGCATACCGACACCAAACTACCCGTTGCTTCTGAACGGGGCCATGCTTCTGAATTAGATCGTCGATATTGTCATCATTACCGATCTCAAGCATCTTACCGTCTTCAAAGAGGGCAAGCAGCTTCTCACGCTCAATCATGCGCCAGTATTCGGTCACCCGATAGCTTTCCTGGTCATACCAGCCGGCCATCGTCACCCGATCGATCTTGTCAACCTCTAGGAGGTTCGACCCGCCGGCAGCTTGGGGCCACTTGCGAGTGAATTCGTCTTTTGGGATACGGTCGTCAACGAAGACGCGCTTGGCATCACGCCCGGTGGGGTCGACAGAGAACCGATCCCAGACTGTGGCCATAACATCTTCAATGGGTTCAATACAGATGTCTTGGTCAAATACGTCGTCCCTCGCATACTTCACTGCGACTTTGAAAGCGCCATCGCCGCATTGGATCATAGACTCAAAAGCTTGGTCGTATGACCTGTCAGCCCTTGACTGCATCTCAATGTTGCGAACCAGATCCTCACGGACAGACGCCACATCTGTGTCGTCGTCATTAGACGCAATGACCTTGATGGCTTTACGGCTCTCCCGCCAGTCGCCCACCAGTTGTGCAGTAAACTGCGGAATGGTGTTGATGACCAGACATGGAAGATTCTTACGCTGAAGGAGGACTACAGGATCCCACTGCTCACCAGCAGAGAAACGCAGGTCGTCCATTGCTTCATAACGATTGATACGATCGAAGTCCACGTCATGCTGGTATTGAGCCCGCATGTCTTGGATGAATTCTTCTGCAGACTCGAAGCCTTCCGGAACATAGTCTTTAGCGACTGGTTCCACATCAATAAGATCCGGACGACGGAGATTTTGCTTCGCCTTTGAGACCTTCTTGTGGTTGAGGCCGTCTGTGTCTGCTGCTTCTTCAGTCATACTGAGTCAGATTACCTATATGAATAATACCCAAGATCTTCTGGGCATAACTGGGATCGGTAGCATAATGTTGGGCCATGAGGGTCACAAACTTGGTGACGTCTGGCAGAGCAGCAATGGCAGATTGATACACTGGATTGTGGGTCAACAGAAGTGCATGAGCCAGGAATGCAATATTCAGATTGGGGTAGATGGCGAACGGCTGGCTTTCGTGGATCACCTTACCATTGATAACTTCCGTGGTCGGAGATGAGACACCACCACCATGAAATGCCTTGATGCCAAATGGATTATTAGAACCAGGTGGCATATGTTGACCCCAACCAGATTCCAAGCCGAACTGAGCTAATGACACAGAACTTGGAATACCGGTTTGGTCTTGAGCAGTCTTTGCGGCTGCAATCCAGGTCGGATCAAGATTCATATAGCCATCCATCCGTTGGGAACTTCGCGGTCATTCCAGTCGATCGCATACGACTCTTTTTCCTGATCTGGACCGAGACCCTTCGTGGTTAGACGACGACCAGTGATCTTATCGAAGATCTTAGTCAGACCCCAAACCAGAGCATCAACCCTGTCAGGACTGCCATTGCTAGCATTTCGAACATAATCAACGCTGAACAAACACATCTGGTCTTCCAGAATGTCGAAGTGGCCACAGTGATGAATACGTCCTTGCTCATAAAGAGCACTGATCGGTTCTGCACGAACTACCTTTCCGCGCGTTGCTGTGACCAGTTCAACCGGAACTGATCGATCCACGGCCTTCAATGTACTTTCGACCATCAGACCACCTTGGTTCTTTTCGGCGATGATCTTGTCTGCAGACCAGAAACGGTAGAGACTTACAGCCTTTCGAGCCCAGTCTTCAGGGTTTCCTCGACAACTGCCATCTGCGAGAATGTATCCTCGGGCATACCCCTCGGCGTCTCTAGCAAGACCAACCACAACGATCCCGTGTTCGTCGCTGTCTTCCGTATTGGTGACAGCAGGGTCAACGGCCACATATACCCGTTCCAGATCTTTTGGAACTTCTGTGAGACGACATGCATCAATGATGTCACGGTTCCAGAGGGCTCCGGGGATGTCAGTAAGGATTTCACCGGCCAGTTCCTGCCGACCAAGGCGTGTCCCACCATATCTTTCGTACAGTTGCTTTACAGTGTTTGCAGCTAGGTTTGCTTGGTTGTCCAGTGTAGCGCCACGAGTTACCACAGTGTCGGCATCTGCCATAAGACGCTTGATAAGTGGTAACGGTCTGGGGGTCGTGGTCACGAGTGCTCGTGGGTGTTCTCCGAGACGAAGGCCGAACTGAAGTTGATCCCAAGTTTCCTGCATGTAGCGGAACTTAGCCAACTCATCAACCCAAGCGAGACCATGCTGCGGGCCTCGAAGTTGGTCCGGTTCTGTCGCGTTGTATACCCAGGCTTGGACACCATTAGGCCACTCTAGTCGTCGATTGGTGGGTGACCATTCGGGGCGGAAGTCTTTCGGGTGGCAGGCAAGGATGCCGCTGTCACCAAGGACCATAACATCTCTCGCGTCAGCGGCGGTTTCTGCGACAAGTGCGATCCGCTTGACCCCGGTTGGACTGGCCTCAAGCGGCGTGCGACCACAGACATTCTCCCGAATCCATTCCGATCCCATGCGCGTCTTGCCGAAGCCACGTCCCGCCAGAACCATCCAGGTGTTCCAGATGCCGGGCGGTTGCAGTTGGTTCGGACGTGCCCAGAAGTTCCAGTGCCACTTAAGTTCCGCTAGTTCCGCTTCGGAAAGGGACGACAGTAGATTCGTCCGATCCGTCTCGTTTAACGAGGCGAGATATTCGGCTGGTGAAGTCTGCAACTGTTTCTTTTCTTTCTTGTTCGATACGGATCGCCTCGCCGTCGGCACCAGTTACTTCCTGGCGTTCCTTCCAGAGGGCGATCGCTTTACCGGCCAGTTCGATAGCCCGGAGTCGATCGGTTGTCTTTTCTGCTTCAGTCGCATCTTCGATAATGGTGATCAGTTTGGCGATCAGATAATCAGCAGTCAGTTCGGCCTTCTTTTCCGCCTTCTCAGAACGCCTGTCGAGACGCCGCTGAATCTCTTCGATGACCAGCGGGTGGTTCATCAGTTCGGCGTACGTCTGGTGGGTGGACGTTTTAGTCTTGCATTCGTAGAGGGACAGGCGAATGGCTTCCAGGCCGTTGCCCTTGGCTTCGCCTACGTATGCGTCGATGAATGAACGCATCTTAGGGGTCAACCTAATCTTACGCTTCGCTCCGCCTTCTTTGATAGACACATACGGCAATGTAGTTAATCCTTTATCCTATGTCACCATTATACCACAATCAAATATGAAAGTCAATAAGCGTGGCCGCCCCCGGCGTGGGCGTTATTTCAGACAACAGAAGATACAATCCCCCTTAAATGCTCCCCATCTAATGTACTTATTTGTAACTGTAAATCTTGAACATACGAAGTCTAATATGTTTTATTTGTAACTGTAAATCATGTTATCATTTAATGATTAACAATTAATATTAACTTCTTTATAGACCTTATTTGTGTCTTCTCTCTATAACCTATTATACTATTTCCCCCGACCCATGTCAAGTATAATCGTACGTACATTCCCGCCAAAAAGTTGATATTTTTATAAAACAAAAGAGGTTACCCAAGTTACGTGTGAGGGCCGATGCAACCTATGGTGCCCCCCATACCCACCCCTCGGTTGCGTTACCGCGAGTACCAGCACCATTGTAACAGAATGAGAACAGAACAAGTACATGATAAGAACATACCAAGTACATATCACGTAAGTGATCACGAATATGTTACTTGCACCGTTACCATGCCTGGTGTAAGGTCATTTGGTCAGCCCATATAGGGCATGACGCGGGAAGGCCCACCAGGTGCAATCCCGCTTGCCACTAGTAGCACGTCTGCGCGTGTGAAGGGAGATGCTTGCACCATGATCGCATGGATTAGACTTCATCTGTTCCTGTGCATCTATGACCTCGGATGGGCGCTCGCCAATTGGGCGCTACCCGAGATCACGGAGGCGTATGAAGATGAGGAACGCTAGACAGAAGCGAACAGCAAAGCGCAAACTCGCGCTGGCCCTGTTAGCACATGATCGTAATCCGCCTATGGTTGCGAGTAAGGGCGCAATCAGGTCGGTGTGGACTAAAGCCATGCCGCCAAGGGCGCACATTCCCTTCCACGCCTCAAGCGTGCCGAAGGGCCACGGTTTGGCCAGATTCAGCGGTCGCCCTACGTCGGGTGACTGGGATCAATCTGCGCCCAAACTAGGCTCGGGTGTGTCTGATCCTAAGTCGCCTCGTGCGCCTAGGTCAGATGACTAGTGGCATAATAGACACACTACCAGGCTTGACACTTCAATGTCAGTCGCGGTAGTGTGTCGCCAGTTTTCAGCCCCCTTAGCGTACTTTGGGGCAAGCCTACCAGACAGGCCGCTAAATGCGTGCAATGTCGCCAGACAGCAACTGACAGCAAGTCAGTCGCAATCTGTGATCAGAAACGACGGTTAATCGTCATCCCCTGATACCTTACGCGCACACGCCAGCAATGGCGTTCCTCGCAAGCATTGGGATTGACAATGATTAGCTCCAAAACGCCTGATCGTCTCAGATGTCTGTAACGGTAACGTGGCAAATGCCATATTCCGTCTTGAGGGACTTCCCGCCTCAAGTCAGTGTCGCCCAGAGGAGGCGTAGAAATCTGACTTTAGGGGAAGCAAACTTCATGTCTCGCCATGAGCGAGGAACGTGCGCCTAGCAAGCGTGCCCGCCTCGCAATGTGGTCAAACTTCGAGCATGAAATTGAAGCGCGACCTTACTGCCCGCTTGATGGGACCACACTAACGGGTGTGGTTCACTGGCGGGCAATGCAGCGTCAGTGCTGCATCAAGCTGCTACCTGGAAAGGTAGTTCAGCTAATGCAAACAATCATCAATGGTCTAAAATTCGTGGTTAATGCCTGCATATGGACAATCGTTCTATGCGGGTGTTCGCCGTTCTGTTGGCTGTTCCAATGAAGCCGACATCTTACATCGTTCGCTATCGTGACAGCCCAGACGACCAGGTTCTTAACTTCGGTCCGTTTGTGTCTCAATCGGTTGCGGACTTCTTTCGGGCCAGTCTGCCAATGCCACTTCGCGGTGGTTTTGTGCGGACACACCCGCTTCAACCCTTCACCGCACAAGACGGTCATCTGGTCAGCCAGGTCATCAAGCGTAATCGTCAACAGACGGTTGCGGCGTGAGGTTCACCCTCAATTGGTAGCAGCTTCATCCAGCACTGACGCTGGAAATTGGAACCTAAAGGGAACCTCTACAATGTCCTCCAAACACATTGACGTTACGGGAATGTCCGCCGTTGTGGCGAGCCTTGCGCTTGTCATGTCGTCGGACGGTGTTCTGCCCGAATTGCTCGGCAAGGACGTGATCAAGCTCGACCAGGACGTGAATATCCGTTCACCTCTGATGAAGCTCGACACGGCGATCCACGCCAACGCGGTTCAGTGCATGTTGCAAGCCCAGAAGCACGGCGACACCTCTCTGATGCGTCGCTTGCTCATCGACATCGTAGACGACAAGACCGGCTATCGACGCCAAGGGCTCATCGCTTGGATGCGTCGGTTCAGCCCCATGGAACTGTCTGGCGACGTGATCAAGCTTTCGGGCACGATCAACGGCCATCCGATCCCCTGGGACATCCTGACGGCCAGTCGCACGTCGTTCCGCGACATCCCCGAGTTCGCCGAACAGATCGTTCTGAAGCCGCAATTCAAGGGTGGCTTCGTCGGTCAGATCGAGCGGGCGCTCAAGGCTTACAAGTCTTCGATCGACAACACGTTGATCGTCGACGGTAAGGTGCAAGGTCCGATCGACCCGAAAAAGCCGTTCTATTCGGGCATCCATCTCGACAAGATGGATGAGATCTTCGACGCGATCAAGGCTCAAGCGGCCAAGTTCGAGACCTTCTCGGACGAGACTGCCGATGTCGCCGCGGCTCGCAAGCAGCTGGCCGAAAGTCAATCGTTCCTCGACGCAAAGGAGAAGTCGCTCGAAGTCGCGACGGCTCCGATGCCGAAGGGCGCTTAAACCTGAACTGACGCTGCGGGAGGCTCATCCGGGTCTCCCGCAGTTGTTCATTTATTTGTCGTTCACCAGGCTGACAGCAAGTGATTGTCAGTCTCGTCAACCACAAAGGTTGCTGGGGAAGGGGTGAGTTACAATGCTTATGAATATGGGCAAACGTACCTACGATGCTGACGTCCGTGAGGGCGGTCGAGCATTTCGTGTGCGTGCAACAATTCAGCCGGCGGGCGTTAACTTGGCTGAAACTATCAAGCCGATCACTTACAACCATTCGATTGTCAAGAAATCAAAAAGGGGTAAGGGTGGCGGCTAATAATATGCGGCGGTCTATCTTCCCCCTACGTTGACCGCTGCATGCGACCTAGGCATGTCGAAGATTGCCACGATTGCAACGCCCCCGCGATTGTGGCCGATCTGGTGTAAACTGCCTGAGTAGGGGATGAGTAGGGGTCTCTTCCATATCTAATTGCCGTCCGGCGGCACTGATAAAGCCTATCCGCACGGCGATAGCCCTGAGCATGGCTATAAAAGGCTTTCTTTGTAGAAATGAGCACACAAACGTCCTGTCATTCGTGACTCGGCGTGCATGACAATAGTAGACCATTTGAAAAAGAGTGGCCCTAGGTTGCATGCGTAGTGGAACCGAACCCATGATTTGTGTGCTCTCTTGTACAAAGGAGGTGTATTATGTCCAACTAGAGAAGGAACTACAAATGTCAAACGTTGATCAGATTGAGTGGGAGCAAATCGAAAGCTCTAACGTCCAACAACTATATCATCGAGACGGACAGAATATTCTTTGTGTCCGTTTTAATAACGGTGGACTGTATAGTTACGCGGGCTGTGACCACGAGAACTACATGAACCTACGGATGTCATCGTCCGTTGGTAAGTATTTGAACAACGTCATTAAGGCTCTTCCCTATACGAGATGGGATAGTGAAGAGGATTTGTTAGCCTATCTGAATAGCTAATTTTGCTCAGTTCGAGCAGGGGAAAGGAAATATTGCTTCCTTAATCGGGGGGGCGACATCCCATGGACCTTAATCGCAACTGACTTGCTCTCTAATGCCACCGACAATGCTGTTCGGTGTGCCAATCAACGAAACCCCTCATAATCTGTGAGAACAATGACCAGCAAGTCAAAGACGACGACGACCGCCGACACGCAGCAACCGGCGGCTCCGGCCCCTACGGCCACGAACGGCAATCCCCAGAATCTCTACATCTCTGTCATGACCTTCAACCCTGAAGGACGCGACATCGGCGAGCGCATCGTCGACATGCACCACTTCGGCACTCGGAAGTGGCTGCAGGACCATCTGTGGTGGGCCACGCACAACGGCCACGCGACCGAGATCAACGTCGCGACTCCGGCGCAGGTCGATGAATATCTCGCCAACGGCGTCAAGGCCCTGGCCGAGAAGTTCAACACGGCCGCGGCCGAGCCAGTCGCCGCTGAGGCTGCATAAGCCAGGTGCACCAGGTCCGGGCTCTTTGGTAGGTTCGAGTCCTACCACCTGGTGTTGAAGTCCATCCGACAACTGATGGCCGACCTTGGCTATGTCGTAAAACTGGCCTCCATATTCGAAGGAGATGAACTATGAAATATTACTACAAAGGTCGTCTCCTTTATGATGAAGATGACTATCGTGAAAGAGTTGATGAACCGTGTCCCTGTAAATGTACAGACCACGTTGTTTATCGCTGGTGGCCTCATATCGCTGGCTTGATCAGAACGTCCGAGAACGGAATGATCGCCTGTGAGCCATTCTTTCACGCTGTATGGGCTGGTGAGAACTAGCTCTCAAAGAGACACGCCTAGGCATTTATCCCGCATGTCTGGGGGCGTGTATCAAGCGGGAGGATTACATGAAGGACAATACTGCTATGGTTAATCAGGTACTCTATACGCTGGCCAGTGGGCTGGTGCTCGACAACTCCGTTCTGGGTGAACTGACCGTCGACGAGACGACACAGACCATCCAGACCATCCGCGCCGCAGGTGATAAGCCCCTCATCGTCATTGACGGCGCGGACGCTTTCTTCACCCAGGCGAAGCTGGTGGACTTCATCGCTCACAAAGACGCCAAGGCGCTCCTGGTCAACGAGCAGATCGATCTGTTCAACATCGATCAGATGAACTTACTGTTGGGAAATCACCCCGATCACCAACCGTTGCCCGCTCAAGGCGGCGACGGAGGGGGTGAAGGCGAGGTTATCGTCGGCCTTGGCAAGCCTGCGCCCATCGCAGCCAATGGCGGCTACACGTACGCCATGGTTCCGGCTGGCTGGTCTGTCGGCACCCATATGTCGCTCGGTCCCACGAAGATCAAGCGGAAGCTGAAGAACGCCGACGGCGACGGCATCATGTTCTACATGGGTCCGACGGACTTCGAGAAGCTCTGGCTCTATGCCAGTAAGGCTTGGTCGGGTGAAGACTGTCCGCCGATCTACTTCAACACTGGTATGGGCAAGAAGCTCGCTCACATCCAGGATGACCGTATCTCCATCGGCGGCAACTACATTCGTCGCTTCGAGATCGAACAGGTAGCGAAGTATCGCGGCTGGCAGTTGCCCGCTGGGGTGAAAGTCGCCGCGTAACCGAGCCCGGCCGGCAGGTTTAGAGATGCACCAGTAAAGACATCTCCAAGCGGGTGAAAGGCCCGCACATCATCAACAATCTGTGTGGGGGCATCGTCCCATGAATCAAGTCTCATGGCTCATTTATTTGAGCGGCATCCTTCCGAACTTTGCGGGATGCTTGATCTTCATCGGTACTCTGATCTTGGTCACTAGCGGGACCTATTTTTGTGTATCGTTGTTTATGTATAGAGAAATAGAGGGATGGCACAGTAATGAGGAAAAGACAGCAAAGCTCTTAGCAATCAAGAAGATGCGTCGATGGTGCCCAGCATTAGTGGTCTTGGCGAGCTTTATGTGGCTCACGGCCGCTTTGTGCCCGTCTCAAGAGACCATACTCGCTATCACCGCAAGTGAATTTGGTGAGCAAATGCTTCATACCAAGACGGCCAACCTCGCTGAGCAAGCTCTAGATAGCTGGTTGCAGCGTCAAATTCACCCAGCTGACTCAGCACCACCAAGCAAATAAGGGGTCTTATGACCGAGGAAGAGATTGTCGAACGAACCCGCCGGCACAAAAAGCGGGTCGAACGTCGGGCAGCCTATTTGGCAAAGCTGACCCCCGAGCAACGCTGGCTGCGTGACAAGCATGTCGCGTGGGTGCGCTTCTGGCGGAAGCAGTGGCATGAGTTGATGAAGGACATCATCCTCAACAAGCACTTTATTCGCCACCAAGGCCACAACAATCTTCTGTCGCTTAAGATGGCGATGGCCCTCCGCGAGAAGCAGAAGATGCAGGCGCAGATGATGCTGCGTGCTCGGGAAGATGAGAAGATCGAATGGTCCATCGTCTTTCCCGCCACATTCCATGAGATCGAGCTGGAAGCACCGCCGGCTGACGGCGTTCCTGAGGTAGCTTAACCTTTCTGGGCCGGTAGCAAAGTGGTTAAATGCGCCAGACTGTAAATCTGGTCTCTTCGGGGTACGATTGGTTCGAATCCATCCCGGCCCACCACCATTTAAGGAGATTGGCATGTGTCATGACCCTTACATACCATCCCCAAGGCCAAGGGGGTATAAATCTTGGTCAAAACCACG